CTGTGTCCATAGCAGGCAAAATTCTTTCTGCTTTCATCCAAGCCTTACCGCAGATACTGACCGCAGGTATCAATCTGATGGTCGCACTGTTAAGAGGTATCACAAAGGGCTTCTTATCCATTCCAAGGGCGGTCATGGCAAAAGCCAAGCAGATACCACAAGCCATCAAGAGCGGTGTAGGCAACCTTGCAGGTATAGGCAGAGACATGATTGAGGGTCTTTGGCACGGCATCAAAGCAAAATTTGATTCGGTAGTAGCAAGGGTAAAAGCATTGGCTTCATCCCTGCCTAAAGCGGTCAGAAAGGTTTTGGGCATCGGTTCGCCATCCAAGGTATTCAGAAAGCTTGGCGCGTGGACGGGTGAGGGCTTTGCTTTGGGTCTTGAATCCATGAACAAAGCCGTAGAGCTTGCGACCCTCAACCTTGTTTCCATCCCATCAATGAACGCTATGGGCATGGGAGATCTGGCATATGAGTACGGCACTACCGCATCCTATGAGATAAGCGTACCACTGTATGTAAACGGCAGAGAATTCGCAAGAGCAACAGCAGGTGATATGTCACAGGCTATTAATCAGAGAGACACACGGCAGAGCAGATTGAGAGGTATCAGATAGTGTACACATTCAGAGATGTAACAGACCACAGTGTAATAAGCAATCCTCTGCCAACAGAAGCGGTGTCGATCAATGGACAATACATTGAAGACGCAATAGAGGGTTACAGAACACTTTATACAAAGGGCAGGGAGTCTCTTGGGGCAGAACTCAACACCTATTCGGTAGGAACTGCGGATGGTGAGAGATTCAAGAACAAGAGATACCCTGCAAGGGAAATAACGGTAGGCTTTCAGCTTATAGCAGACACAGCAGAGGACTTCAGAACGAAGTTCAACAATCTGAACAATCTTCTGTCTTTGGATGAATCTGACTTCATTTTCCATGATGAAGAAGACAAATTTTTCAGTGGACAACCTATCATGGACGCTGACATAGAAGCAGGTCTTCTGTCGGTCAAGGGCGAGTGGAAGATATACTGCACATATCCATTCAAGAGAAGTGTAGAGCCAATCACCTTGACAATGGAAGATGCGACAGTAGACAACAACACTGCAACATGGCTGATTGACTACAATGGCGCAGTACCATCAAGACCGCTGTTAAGGGCGAAATTCGCAGGTGCTAAAAGCGGTGGCGCACTGTCAGAGGATGGTGATTGCGGATTCGTGGCTTTTGTAAACCAAGATGAACGGATAGTGCAACTTGGCAATCCAAGGGTTGTGGATCTCGATGCCTACACACAGGCAGACAACCTCATAAACGCAGAATTCACAAGTATGAGCGGATGGCAGACCACAGGCGGTCACACCCATGAGGGAACAGTGACCGGCACTGTAACTGTTGCAGACATCACCGATGAATTCTGGAACAAGGGCGCAGGGCAGACACAGAGTTACACAAAGCCATCTTATGGTGAGGGTGAGGGTCTGCATGGCGCAATCCTGTGGAAAAACACAGAGGGCGCACCAAACTTCACAATGGAGATAGTCCACAGATTATGTGTCAGCGGAACTACAGAAACAGGTGTATTTGAGTGCGGTGCATACAATCATGATACAGGTGTCATGGTTGCAGGGTTCGTCATAGAGAAGACGGGCAACGGCACAACAGGTACTATCAGATACATAGTGAACGGCAACGAAGTCGGCACGGACGGAATCGATCTGTCCTACTACAACAGCAATTTCGGATACTGCAATAAGATACCGATTTATGTTGGTGGCTATTGGGCTACAGTAAGGGCTAAAAATGCACCAAGCGAAAACAACGACATAGTTGACTACATGAAATATGTAAGGCGAACCATAGCGGATTACAACTACACGCAGAGCAATCTGAATTCTTCCATAAGCAAGAATGGTGGGAGCATAACCTTTAGGGTCGGCAACACGGCTAAAAGGACATTCAATGTGCCATCAGCCGAATTTTCAGTAGCGCATGATGCTTCTTGTTTCATGGGTACTTACGGAACACCATTTCACACCAATGCGGTTCATTCACTTCTTTTCAGAAGAGAAGCAGGTGTGCCATTCGCAGAACAGCCAAACGTATTCACAGCCGGTGATGAGGTTGAAGCAGATTGCAACAGCGCAACTGTGTATGTATCACGCAACGGATCAATGTACGGACACCTTGAACCGCAGTATGGTGCGCTTGGAAACGATTGGGAAACATTCGCGTTATCTGCGGGTGCTAATGTCATCCGTGCAGTATGGTCGGATTGGGTGAACCCAGACTACAAGCCACAAATAGAGATTGAGTACAATGAGGTATTCATATGATGATTTATTTCTGCGACAGGGATCTAACCATCCTTGGCAACGCAAGTACACAGCTACCAGACGGATTCAGAATAACGGACGATCTTACAACAGAGGAAATAGACACAGGGGTTAACACATTCTCCTGTGTCTTGCCTTATATGAAGAACGAGCAGAGAATCCTTGAACCGATGGTAGCAGAGGGCAACTATATTCTGAAACAATCGTCACCAACGGATTCCTACAGTTTATATGACTCTGTGTATCAGATAATCGATGTGGAGTGTGACACAGAAACACAGGAGTATTCCATATACGCAGAGGATGCAGGTTTAGACCTGCTGAACACACTGTGTGGTGCGGTCACTTTGACAGGCACTATCGGTCAGATGATGGATTATTTTCTGCCATCTGATTGGACGGTCAATCTTATGGAAGTGCCGAACACAGCAAAAACCAATGTGTGGGATGGTGAGAACACCTGCACAGAAAGGCTTCTTTCAGTAGCCAATCTGTGGGGCTGTGAACTCTACTATTCGTTTGTTATCGAGGGCTTACAGATCAAGAAAAGGGTGGTCAATGTCACACAGAAACGTGGCAATCAAGTAGCCATCCCACAGTTACGGCTTAACTATGATTTGAAGAGCATCCATTGGAAAAGGTCGATTGCAAACCTTGTGACCGCATTGGATGTAAAGGGTAGCACAGTGGACAACACAGTGGTTACCCTTGTGGGCTACAACTATTCATACACAGACCCAGAGACAGGCGAAGTGTATAAAGTAGACCCAACAACAGGTCAGATGCGGAATGAAACCGCAATGGCTAAATGGGCTTCTGCTATAGATCCAGATGGGCTTTGGGTCGGTTCATTCCAATTTGACACCGTAGACCAAGCTGTGTTGGCAGGTCAAGCAAGAGCATCCCTGCAAAGACAGAGCAAAGTTGAAGCCAACTATGAAGTGGACTTTGACAAGCTACCGCAAGGTACAAGGATCGGTGACAGGGTAAACATCATCGATGATAATGGCGGTCTGTATTTAGAAGCACGGCTGTTGAAGATAGAAACCTGCATAGCAGATGACACACAGACAGCCACCATTGGCGAATACCTGTTAAGAGACAGCGGTATATCAGAGCGGGTACAACAAATAGCCACTGATGTAGCTAACGCAAGAGCAACTGATAGAGTCATACAGAGTCAGATGCAGATAATAACTGATACTGTGGACAATATGTTCACACTTGAAGTTGATTCTGAAGTGATACTGTCACAAGCCTACCTTACCGCAAGACTCTTGAACGGCAATACGGATGTAAAGACCAACTATGACCCTAATTGGTTCAAGTGGATTTTGAGAAGCGAGAATGGCGAAAAGCTGTTGGGCAGGGGTTACACCTACACAGCAGACATGAGCATCATAGGGTATGCGTCAACTATCCTGTGCAGGTTCATCAGACCACAGGTGTATGACCTTACTGACGGAAACAACGAAGCCATCACAGACGCAAATTCTGACCCTATACAGGTTTCTTTTGCAGGCATATACAATCAGCCTGTTGCGACAAGAACCCTGCGCAAATCAAAGATTTTGCGGTCTACGGTGGAAGTCGGTGACCCTACGCTGACAAGGGAAGTCAACCTTTATGAAAAGGGTGGTCTTTACAAGTCAATGGCTAATACTGTGCAGTATTTCTGGAATGAGACAACAGGTGAGTTTGCCGGTGCGCACATCACAGAAATGCCACAGGATGAATTCAAGCAAGATCCAGAGAACGGTGGTGCAAACCTCATAATAAGGTCAACTAATCTTGGCTTCAGAGATGGCACAAGAGATATGGCAACCTTTGGTGAAGATGGTCAGACATTCAACAATGACTATGGCGAGGAAGTATTGACCATAGGCAAATTGCCATATTCAGATTATGGTGGAGACAAGCTGAATTGGGTAGCTTATGACAACACAGCACCATTCAGTATGACACTTCCTTGGGATGTAGAAGACAATAATGCTGTTATCACCTACCTTGATGCAAACAGAAACACCATATCCAATGTGGGAGTGACACCAACACAGGATGGCAGAGTCATTACATGGACAGCCGAACAGTGCAATGTATTAGCACAAAAGGGAGTCAAGTACATCTATGCATCCTATAATGCCAAGGGCAGATTCCCATACTTCACCATTGGTTCTGATGGTGTTGGTGATATTGGTACTTACTCATACAGAGAGGGTGAGAATTGCATAGCAAGCGGTGGCACATCCCATGCAGAGGGCGAATCGACAGTAGCAAGCGGTATCAACTCCCATGCACAGAATTACAGAACAATGGCTTCTGGGGAACACAGCCATGCAGGTGGTAGGTATACGATAGCACAGGGTTTTGCACAAACTGCAATCGGTAGCTATAACATTGCACAGGGTGCGCCTACTCGATGGGAATATACTGACAATGTTTTTATTATCGGCAACGGAATCAGTAACGCAAGAAGCAATGCAATGGCTGTCACATTCGCAGGAAATACAACCATAGCAGGTACTCTGACACAATCTTCTGACAGAAGATTGAAAGACCATAGATCATACCTTGATGAAGATGCGGTGGAATTCATCGACAAGCTGAAACCTGCACACTTCTTCAAGGATGGTGAGAGCCATGTGGGATTCTATGCGCAGGATGTCAAAGAAGCCGACAAGTGGAACTGCATGACAGGTGAAATGAATGGTTTTATGACACTTGGATACACAGAACTTATAGCACCATTGGTTGCATACGTTCAGAAGCTTGAGAAACGTATAGCAGAACTTGAAGAAAGAGAGGTAACCCCTTGATTGTAGTAATGGAGATCCAATTATTTGAGGATGGCAAGATGAGTACACCATGCTATGCCTATGACAACAGAAATTCGGCAGAAGCAAAGTATCACTCAATATTAAGCAATGCTTCTGTCAGCAAACTTCCAAAGCACAGCGCAGTAATGCTTACTGAAGAGGGGTATTACATCAAGTCAGAGTGCTATGAACATGGGGGTGAAGAGTAATGCAGATACATGAACTTGACACCTTTATCGGTGAGATGTCCAACAGTGTGTATTTTGCTGTCGATGACGGAACAGAAACAAGCAAAGTACCTGCGTCAAACGTAGTGCTATCCATTGATACCATCAAAAGTGTGTTGGTGGATTACTTCTTCCCTGTCGGTTCGTACTATGAGACATCAGATGACAATTTCGATCCTAATACTGCATGGCATGGTACATGGGTGAGGGAAATAGCGGGGCAAGTCCATGTATCAGCAGGTGCGGGCTACCCTGTTGCCGGTGCGACTCTGAATGAGTCTGATGGCGGTGAAGCAACCCACACAATTACTGAAACAGAGATGCCGAACCACCACCACACACTGTCACTGTGGGGCAACGGACAGCACTACTCACAAACGAGCGGTAATCTGCTTCAGTGGTACTCAAGTGCATATGGTCAGCAAACCGCAAGCACATCCGATGTTGGTGGCGGTCAGCCACATAACAATATGCAACCATATATTGTAGTTAACAGATGGCACAGGACGGCATAGAAATGGTAATCATAAGCTTCTTATTGGGAACACTTGTTGGCATGATGCTGACGGTGTGTGTAGTCATAGGAAAGGATAAATAAATGAATGCAGGTACGAAATTAAGGACGGTTCTGGCTGTTGCCATAGCTTTCTACACAGCTGTGCTGAAAACAGATGTTGCAGATTTCGGCAACGCAACAGTGAACACAATCTATCAGATAGTGATGAAGATGGCTACGTTCGTGGTCATCTTTTTAATTACCTACTATAACAACGATTATACCGTTGAGGGTGACACAGGCACAAAGATAACAAGAGAGATGAAAGCACTCAAAAACTATCAAGGCGAGACAGCAGAAGAACCTGCTGATTCTTTCATAGAGGAAGAGGGTGAAGAGCATGGGGAAGAAT